CTAACTTATTGGCTTACGGGATTGTTTCAGACTTATCTAGTGCTAGTATTAGTGCAAAGGGGGATGGAGCACCTGATTCCCACATTGTTAAAGAAATCATGCCGGGTGCACCAGTTGTAACAGTTACTCTTGGTGGTGCAGGTCAAGGGGCTATCAATACAAAGGAATCTTATGACCCAAGTCCTCTGTCAAGGTTGGCTTGGAACACAAGGAGAGATTGCCAAACCAGCGTTAGTAGCACTACTAGCACTACAGTAGTAGTCAAACCCCTCAATAACAGAACAACCGATTTACAATCTTGGGGTACATATTGCTTCCCAAAGGTAGGCTCGATTTACCTTGAAGTCAGAAGCAATGAAGGCGAGTCAATCAAATACGCTGAGGCAAAGTATACCAGCAAAACAGGTGACACTTTCACATTTGCATCAGGGACAGGGCATGAAGGTACAGGTAAGTTCGTACTAGCAGACGGCTCAGAGGCTGACTCATTGTCTGCTTGGATTACTGCCACTGGTATAGAGGCAGGTAGTGTACTGCACATAGATGACAAGTTCAGTGAAGAAACAATGTGTAACGATGGTACAACTGTAAATGACAGGTTGTTCCAAACACTAGACACCGTTCATCATGATTATCAATTAGGAACTCAGTACGCTAGTACGAGGGCTTTGGTTGAGATTCCTTTGTTTGAGGAGTTCTTCTTCGATGATATGGAGAGAGGTATATTCCCCGGACCTGACAATACAATGAAGATACACATTGATGCTACGCACACTGCACACTCTTGGTCGCCAAGCCCTGTTGGTAGAAGAGTAGATTCTGTATCTCCTCAAGACCCTGAAATATTCGGACCATTCTCTTATGCTATACAGAATAAATCACATCGTAGCGGTACGAAAGTAACTCAACCTTACACCACTAGCGGTCACAAGATATATGTTGAAGATGCTAGTATATTCCCAATACCTTCAGCCCCTCCTGTTTCAGTAGCAAACCTCGGTGGTAGTGCAAGATACCGCAGGGCTTTCTTATCCAACGGTGAGTGGGTCATTTATTCTGCTAGAGATACCACTAACAATCATTTGACTGTTGTGGGTTCAGCAGGTGACGACCACATTGCTAGTGAAAATTTCTTCAGAGATTTGAAAGTAGGGGCGCATATTTCACCCGCACCGGGCTATCAAGATATGAATTACACAGGGATTGCTGACAACCCAAGTCTCATCAGTGCAGGCTATGAAAATCGCCGTTCATTTTACTTTGACCGTTCCAATGTCATGACTCAAGGTGGGAATGTAGACTACGGTTTGAAACAGTATGTCAGTGCAATAGAACTTAGAGCAGGACCGACAGTAAATCCTCACTTACCTAAGATACAATCTAAGAGACCAAGAGCAAAAGTGATTGCTGTTTCAGGTAGCCCTGCTACATCTATTACACTTGATGATGCAACACTATTCCCTAAAGACAGCCCTGACAGTGACTACAAGTTCAGAGTTGCTTGGAGGAACGCAAGCGGTACAGTTTACAGAGGATTCTACGACAATAGAACAAATAACACCTTGACTATAGTCAGTCCTGATTCATCATTCACTCCTGCTGTAGGTGATGAAATTTATGTTGAGGATTTGTACGCTACGGCTAGTGGAACATTCCCCAAAGTCAAAGAGACATTCTTGAACAGGGCTTGGGCTCACCCTTACTGTGTAGGTGGACTAAGACAAGGTGACACTGTTTGGATGAACATGCACTACACTAACCCACATGCTATAGAAGGACTGTTCTGTAAGAGCAGAGGTACACTCAACGAGGCTGAAGTTTGGAAGGGCTTCAACGGAGGCGTAGGTAATTTCCATGCCAACCCAAGAGACAGTATACCTATGGAGAACTTCTTGATAGGTGACAGTTGTATAGAAACGGCTCAGAATCTAGTGCAGCATATTAACAAAACAATAGAGGTGAATTATGATACGCTTGGTCTTGACGAAACAGCACCAGTAGTTGCATATCTCGACCCTTATCAGTGTACAAATGACTTTGTCAGAATCCTACTATATGATGTAGACCATGACCGTGAGTTTATTGCTTTCCAAGACATACACATGCAAGTTCAGTCTAGTCCTGCTACTGCTTCTATAGGTGCTGATTCAGGACTGAAAAGCGGAGTAGTTGACAATTCCAATGCCAAGAGTGGTTCTTTAGTTGATGTCGCTGCTGGATTCCCAAGTCAGAACAAGAAGTTGAATACCACGGAACAATCAGATTTCATAGAGTCTGCTTACTCTCACAACAGTGATTGGAATGAAAGTGCCACTGGCACTTTGTCTACTCACTATGTCGGTGGAGTTGATGACACAGAGGCTGACGGATATTCTACTAGGACAAACCATGCTGTAGCCAATGTAGCAGATGCACTCGCTAAGCACCAAGAAATAGATAGCGGCGTTAGAGAGCGTTCTACATTCTTTGATACACCTGATGGAACTAGAGTCATACCTACTTTCCTAGCAATGAAAGGTATCAGAAACTCTGCCCTGACCTTGACAGATACTAGACTCAACAACCTAGACCACTGGACTAACATGGATTTCGTCAGAAGACTGACGATTGATTTGGGAGAAGTTACACTCAAAGAAGGTGTAACTAACATAGAATCCGCTGCTCGTGAAGTCGTCAGGCTCATCAACCAAGCAGGTGCTAAGAACGGCAAAACACACGCTCGTAGACCTAAAGACCAGTTCCTAGGTCCAAGTGACAAGTTCGACCCGTCTGCTGTACATAAGGAGGCAGACTTTGCAGTGACAGCGTCAACGCACGACCCTGCACCGTTTTGGGATGTAGAGAAGTCATTCGCAAGTCATGACCGTGGTACACACATGGGTTATGTGAGAGCGCACTTAGGAAGGGTAGTCAAAGACTCATCTAACAAAGTAGAAGGTTTCTCTATCGTTATTCACTCTACAGTGCCGGGTGCAAGTGGTAGAAACTTCTGTGCTTGGCTTGACAGCAGTAAGGCTCAGAGCCCTTACAGACCGCAGTTCTTAATTGGACACGGTGGTAGATTCAGAAACTATTGGTGTCAACCTGACGAAATGACTGGCGAGAATATGCACCCTGCACCTATGCCAATCAACAGATTCGGTAGACCATTCGCACCAATCACTACACTGAAGGAGTACTTACCTCCTGAATCAACAGACAATGATACACTCAACAATTTGAATTTTGGTCCTGATATTACTGACAGTTCTAGTAACCTACAAGACGCTAACACAGAGATAGTATCAGGTAGAACTACTAACACTCTACTCAATGAATCATTTGAGACAAAGAGCCCCTCTTCTGTATTTGTAGACGGTTTGAGAATCGGTACTAAAGCCAAAGCGAGAATCAACTTTGGAGGTATGACGCAGGCTGGTATTCCCGGCTGGTCTCCTGATTTGAGTAAATGGGGATTCACTAATGACGGTACAATCAATGTTACAAGATACGGTAATGCTAGTAACGCAAGCGAGACAATGAAGAATACGACAGAGGGTAACGCTGACGGTTACATACCAAAAGCGGATATGGTCGCTCAGAATATAGGTAAGAGACCACTTTACGGTCTTAGGTTCGAAGACCACAGAGGAGACAACCATACGATTAGACTACTATACAAACAGTTCGGTCAAACATTTTCAGGAGATAACACATATCTACCGTCTACATTAGATGAAGAAGTCATCATCCATTTCGATGACAGAGATGTAGGACAAGGTGGATTTACAATCGGTAGACACATGGTAGGTACAGGAGAAGTCTGCGGTGAAAAGACTGGAGGCACTGCAAAGAAATTCAAGGGTAACTTATGGAATAATTATCCAAGTCCTATAGTGGGTGTCAAATTTGCTACAACTTTGTCTAGTGGCACGATGACTGTGACTATCGGTGCGCCTTACGATACGAGCGCACCTTCAGAATTACAATCGCATCCTGATATTCTTGGTTACCTTGGATTCCCTAAGAGTGGTATGTTCCAATTGTCCAAAGCATCTAGTGGGGCTCAGGGATTAACATTTTACTACACGAGTAGAACCCATAACGATTACAGTGGAACTCACAAGTTCTTTGGAGTAATCGGAGGGTCAAGCAGTCACTCCAACGGTGACTGGTATGCAAGTCCAAGAATTAACTTTACCAGTCTACTGACTGACGAAGTGATTGCTGCTGCTGTATCACATGCCATAAACATGGGTGAGGTAACACAAGATAATGTCGAACTAACCAGTTTTGACTGCACAGATATGTACGCACCTGACGGTAGAACGCTTGGAGAATGGGGTGTCAGTCCCACTGCCATCAGAATAAAAATTAGGTCTGATTCTAGCATACCTCTGAACAAACTGTTCGAGGCTAATGTAGCAAAGGATTGGGGATTACTTGAAGGTACTTCTACTGAGGCTGTCGATAGTGGCACTCACCTGAAAGGATTGACTGATGCTGACAAAGATGCTGGTGTAAGATTGGACATAGGTTACATACCTAAGACAGTGCTACATGTCAGTACTAAGTATAGAGGTTCTAACGCTAACACTGCTACGCCTGTATTAGTTGACAGTCAAAACAACATAGTGGACACAATTGACTGGCAGAGAAACCTAAGAGGTGATGACTTTACTGGTATAGCAGGGGACCACATAATACCCAAGATAGATGCACCTTGTATAGAAGTCCATTCTTTTTCTGACCCTGACATCAGAGTTGCTACAAACGAATCTTGGGCTTTACTTGGTAGACCTGCTGGAGATGATAGCGATACTTGGGGAGAGCCTTATGTCGTTTGGCATAGTAGTAATTCTTGGGCGAGAGTCAGAAGCAAAGCAGGTGACCCTGACCCTGAGCAGGTAGTAATTATAACCAGTAAAAGTTCCAACCCTGTCGCTTTCGCTAATCCTTCAGCAGGAGACATACTTTGGAAGAGAGACTCAAACTATCGTGGTTCTTTGGAAATAGATGGTGTAAGGATTGCTGGTAGCAAAAACTCCAGTCCTTTCCTATACTTCAGAGGTGGTAGAGACAGTCCCGACCACTATGTACCGTTGTACTTTGGTGGCGGTTTCTCAGGAGTGGTTATGGACATTAACGATGGTACTCAGAATGATTACTCTGACTTCTACACTCATCCTTACGCTAACGGACCAACAGGCTCTGCTGGCTTCCAAAATGTGGGAGAAATCGCTGGCTCTTTTGCTTTGCTCGACACTAATGCTATGATGGCTATGTTCCCCGGTACACCTTATCTCGACCAACATAAGGGTCAGAACAACCCTCCTTTCTTCAATCAAGATGCTATTCTACCGTTTGACATGACAAAGGGTGCGAATACCAAGGCTACAGGTTTGACATACACAGACAGTTCTAACAGCGTACACGCTAACATACCAAGTCCAATCGTACTCAGATTCGCACACCCTCGTGCAAGGTACAGTCACAGCAGTAGTAAAGAAGATGCAACTACATACATCATATTCGGACCGGGACAGGCATTCCCTCACAACGCTACTGCTACCGAGCCTCAAGGTGCTAACATAGTTACTACAGGTAACGGTTACAGCGCAGTACCTATTTATCTTGGAGGTGACACATCTAAAGACTCATTCTTACCTAATCAATTGGCTAACGGGGATGCAACCGAACATAGCGGTTTGAATAGGACAAGTAGCGTAGTCGCTCACTTACCGATGACTACTTTCTTCCAAAAGAACAACGCTCGTGGGTTCAACTATATTATGAACTGGCAACCTACCAAAGGATTCCCTAATGTCAACTCTTCTTCTTCGAGAACATATTCTCAAGATTACACTAAAGCGTTCTACTTTGAAGGAACTCCGGGTGCTACTACTGGCTTACCTAAGCACTACCATCCTTTTAATGATGTATTTGCAGACTTTGCAAGTGCTTCAATAGGTAGTGGTTCTCATTCAAAGACAAGAAAATCTTCTGTAGTTTGGCACATGGATGGCGGCTATCACCCCGGCGGTCATTTCCTTGATAACCATGTGAGGAAGAATCCTAAGAATCATAGCGCAAACGCTTTCCTATCTACAGGTAGTGGTGCTAAACATAATACCAGTGCTTTCAGACCTGCTGGGCTTCTTGCAAAGGCTTACCTTTCTTTCTACAGTACGGAAGCAGACCAAAGTATGGATGACAATGTAGTGATAGTTGACGCTACAAGATGTCAGAATGCTGAGGAACTCGGTGCTGTATTGAGTGGTGCAATCAATACATTCCCCGGCAAAGACCCACTGAAAGCAATCGGTGGGACCTTTATGCCGAGTATGCAAAACTCACACAAACAGGACAGATATGGATGGGTCGAAGTACCAGTTGTGACTTACACCGCTGAGTCTTCAGGTGCGGCAGTTCTGAGAGTAACAAGTACTGCTACTACATTACCTAAGTATGGATGGATTAGGGTTAGTAACGGGTCTGAATCAGGGCTCGCTTCTTATATCGACTATACTGTTTCTTCACCTACTACTGACTTTGTACTTGCTAAAAACCCAATTACCAATAATACTAACATGGTGAATCCACAGACTAGAGCAGCAATTGTACCTGACAGTAATTTCAAGGCTTACATTTGGACTAAGGCTGGGACTCACAGATTCAACAATGCTGCATCAGGTGCTTCGAGAGACCACATGACGCAAGTGCACTTTGGTGGATTCGCTGATGCAGTAGACAGAACAAAGCCTGTAGGTGCTGTAGGATGGCATGGTGAGGCTTACTCTTATCTCAATTCTTACGAAGCCTCAAATGAAATAGGTGCTAACTTACACCCTGCGGGTCTAGGTGCTTGGCATCCATTCTTAGGCTTCAATCCTTATGGTGCTGCTGAAACTTGCTTGGTTGGTAACTCTCCTGTAGGCTCACAAGAGCAGCCGACTGCATCATACTTTGACGAATACTGCGTCACTGGTCTTTTCTCAAGACACCTTGTAGCAATCACACACGAAAGTGAATTACCTTTGATTGCAAAAGCCGACAAAGATGGAGTCACAGGACTTGGTGATTGGCTACATGTAGGACAAACAGGTAACATTGAGCACGCTGGTACAGTCGCTTGGGACACAGGTAAAGTACACAACAAGAGTAGATACATTGGTTCTGCTACTGCTGGACCGCATGTAGAGGCTCAGGTTCATAGTGGATTCAGTTTACCTTCTGTTACTGACGACTACCCTAACACAGGTAGTGCACCTACGGATGCTCAACTCCACAGAACAATACAAAGTGGTGACATGGTTAGAGCGAATGCTTGTAAATACCCTACTGGTGATTTGTTTTGGGATGAGAGTGTTGTCAAGGCATCAGGGCTTCACCAAGACTCTGCGACTTACGCAGTAGAATGTATAGGTGTAAGCGACCATACAGACTATTTGAACATCGGTGCAGGTAGCACTGATATGCCTCACAACGGTCTGTATGACTATTATGAGGGCAGAAGTTCTGCTCGAAACTTCTTACCTGAGCACATTGTTTGGAAGCGTATGGATGGCGGTAGCACTACGATGCCTGCCGTCAACGCTCGTGGTCTTGGAATGATTCCGTGGGTAAAGCGTAAAGATGGCTCTGCGTACAAAAGGGTTGGAGAGAAGATACTTGGAAATGTTAGGTTCTCATTCGAAACTACTAACTCTGCTATGTTCCCTGTTATACAGGCACAAGAACTTGCACATCCCCAGTTAGCAGAACAACACAGATTTACCGTAGGTAACGCACTTGCTTTACCTAACGAACACTTGCAGTTCCAAAACATGTCAGTCGTAGATGACACAGGACAAGAGCACACTATACACGGAGGAAGCCCGCTTGGAACTGTAATCATGGACTTCAGACATGTTAGTGACAGGGACATTGAAGGACTTGCGCCTGCACTAGCAGGTACAGGTGTCAATCCTAACATGAAGATTAGATTACCTAACCCTGATGAAATACCGGGCAACATAGTTGTCAGGTCAGGATTTGACCGAATACAAGGCTACCAAAATGAAACAATGGGTAGCGGTGGTTTGCAACACCCAGCGCAGAGTATCACACATATCCGTGAGATGTTTGATAATGAATATGCTGGACCAAGGCTTTGGCCTACATGGGAGAACAACGGATGGGAACATCTCAGTCAAGACTCTTCTGATGTATCTCAAACAAAGAGTCACACTAGACTTGCTTCGCCTAACTCTACTAACGAAGGTTGGACAGACCATACAGGAGATGCACCTTTGCAGTCTGCTTACGAGCCACATGACAGAAGCCTGTTCTTCCATGTAACGAGAATGGGTATCACAATGACTCACAGATACGATGTAGACGAGTTATCATTTACTGCCTATGACGAAACTAACAACGAGATTGATGTGGGCTCTACTCCTGAAGATGCTACTTGGATAGACACAAGCGAACAAAGCGGTGGTAGATACTTCCTCAGAGTTTATGACCCGACTACTGACAAAGGTGTAATCGCATCCTACACAGGTAAAGGTACAAACAAATTCACAGGCGTTGTAGTATCACCTGACTTCAAGTCATTCATAACTGGTAAGACTGGACTGAAAGTCGTACCGAGTTATTACATGCCAGCGGGCTCTACGAGAATGTTCGCATCAAGGAGACTGAGAGACCACGCAGAATACAGCGGTGCAAGTCCTGACATGAAGAAGATTGATTGGTATACTCTTTACAGCAATTTGCCTGCTAGTACAGGTGCTATGGCACAGCCGTCTACTGCTTACACAAACCTAACTAAACCAAAGATGACACCTATGCCTATACCAAGAATGGGGCATCACTATGTTAACGCTACGATGGCTTTGATGCCGGGACATTATGCTCACCCTGCTTATCAGAGAATGTACGACTTGAACACTGCTTGTCAGAGTTCTAACTATCAGCCTCACAGTAACGATTTAGTTGGTGCATTAGAGGCAACGAGAACTTCAGGAACTGAGAATGTAACTACAGATGGATTTGTCAGAGACTCACTCGTTTGGTTCTCCACACCTTCTAGTGCATTTGGTCCGAGCGACATACACGGTGGTGGATTTACACTACTAACTGAAACTAAAGTCAAGTACGAAGGATATGGTATTGCAGCGAGTGCTGGTTCAAACGCAGGTGACATCAACGCAGAGGGTGGACATACTCTTGTTCTTGAGGCAGCCAATACCTACACACTCAACAATCACTTCCCTGACCCGCTTGAAGTTGGTGCTTACCAAATTATCATTCAGCCGAATGTCTTCAAACAACAACTCAAGGGATTCCACAGAAATCACTCAGACGCAGTCAAAGCCCCAAGTGAATCAGGCTCAAAGGTCACAGAACTTACAGGACAACAAGTAAACACAGTCATAGCCATAGAGAAGGATATGTCCACAAGAGGGGCTTATGCTTTGATTCTAGCAGAGGCTATGATGGCTGATGTCAGAGGGTGTGAAGTAATACTGAATGAAGTAATACTAGACATCGAACCTGATGCAGGAAGTCAGTTTACTAACCTAGCACCACTGGCTCTTTACAATCCTCTAGGTGTACAAGAGAGTACCAGTCCTTCGTTTACAAGAAGAAGCCTCCCTTACAGACCCGGTATGTTCGTGTCTTCGACTCCGGGCAGAACTCTGAATATTCCTTGGTGGGGTATTCTGCACAAAGACGGTGCTACATCGAGCAGTGCGGATAAATTCAAACACCTTGAGTGGCACAAACCTGACAACTACTACCAGTTCTGTAGAGCCAATTACGGTGTTGTCGGGGCTCAGTTGACATTGGCTGGTTATCCTACCAGTTATCTCGACATTTACGAGCCACACAAA